TTACCAATTCTTTGAAACAAACACTACAACTTAATACTTTTAGGGGGGCGTAAAAACCCCCCTTTTAAAAGTCTTATAAGTAATAGTAGAAGGAGATTATTATGGCAGAACTATTTGGCTTTAGTATTACTAAGGCTACAAAAAAAGCAGATCCAAAACAAAGTTTTACAACAACACAGGCGGATGACGGTACTCAAACTGTTGCGGCTGGTGGTTATTTTGGACAGTACCTTGATATGGAGGGTACAGCAAAGAGTGAGGCGGATTTAATTCGTAGATACAGAGAAGTAGCATTACACCCAGAGTGTGATATGGCGATTGAGGATATTATTAATGAAGCTATTGTCGCTAATGAATTAAGAGACGCAGTGAGAGTAAATGTAATTGATTTACCCTATGGTAAAGAAGTTAGAAGAAAAATAGAAGACGAATTTAAAAATGTATTAAGATTGTTAAACTTTAATACAAAAGGTCACGACATCTTTAGAAGATGGTATGTAGATGGCAGAATGTTTTATCACAAAATTATTGATAGAGACTCACCAATAAAAGGTATTACTGAATTAAAGTATATTGATCCTCGTAAGATTAAAAAGATTAGAGAAGTCAGAAAGAAAAGACCAGACGGACCTGTACCATACGGACTTTCAGTTGTTGATGAATTTGTTGAATACTTTGTTTATAATGAAAAAGGTGTTGCAGGTCAAACTTCAGGAACTGGTATAAAAATTGCTACAGATACTATCGCATTTTGTCCATCAGGATTAATAGATCAAAATAAAAATATGGTACTGTCTTATTTACATAAGGCAATTAAACCAGTTAATCAATTAAGAATGATTGAAGACGCTGCTGTTATTTACAGAATAGCAAGAGCGCCTGAAAGAAGAATATTCAAAATTGATGTAGGTAATTTACCTAAAATAAAAGCAGAGCAATACCTAAGAGATGTTATGGCAAGATACAGAAACAAACTTGTATATGACGCTGCTACAGGTGAGATTAAAGATGATAGAAACTACATGTCTATGCTTGAAGACTTTTGGTTACCAAGCAGAGAAGGTGGTAGAGGAACAGACATCACTACATTACCTGGTGGTCAAAACTTAGGAGAAATTACTGATATAGAATACTTTAGAAGTAAATTATATCGTTCTTTAAATGTTCCAATAAGTAGATTGGAAAGTTCTTCAGGTTTCAATATGGGTAGATCATCTGAAATTACAAGAGATGAGTTAAAATTTACTAAATTTGTTCAAAGATTAAGAAAGAAATTTACTGAATTGTTTAACGACATAATGAGAACACAGTTAATTTTAAAAGGTATCATAAATGAAGATGACTGGCATACAGTTAGAGATCATTTACAATATGATTTCTTGCAAGATGGACACTTTGCTGAATTAAAACAAACAGAAATGTTAAGAGAGAGACTAGCATTAGCAAACGAGATGAGAGATTACATTGGTAAATTCTTTTCAGTTGAATATGTTAGAAAAAATGTACTTAAACAAAACGATAGGGAAATTGAGACAATGGATAAACAAATCAAAAATGAAATTGATGATGGAATTATTGCTAGTCCTACTGCTCAATCAACCGATACAGAAAACTTATAATAGGAGATATGAAAAATGAGTGAAATAAACGACAATACAAAAAACTTTATAGATCAATTAGAAGCAGGTGAAAATTCAGACGCTGGTGAAGCATTTAAAGACGCTTTAAGAGATAAGGTTGCCAGTTCATTAGATAACGCTAGAAAAGATATAGCGGCTAATATATTTGCTGCTAACAGTGTTCAACCTCACAGTGACCCTAAACCGGTTATTGCTGATACAGGAACATTTAATCCAGATGGTTCTGTTTCATCTACAAATGATGGAGAAGCACAGATTGATTTAACACAAGATGGCACGGCAGATACAATGGTCGGAGTTGATGTTGGTAATGCAAGTCAGTAAATTAGTTGAAGATAAAACTTTGATTGATTCAAAGAGTTTTAAAGAGTTATCGCCATTGATGAAAGAGGCAATCGGCGATATCTTTAAGATGATAGAATTAGAAACAGGTAATATTATAGAAAAGTTTGAGAACTCTATTGAGAAAGTATCAAACCATCATAATATTAACAGAGAAGAAATAGATAGTTATTTTAATAAAGAAGTATTAGAACAATTAGGAGAATAACATGGCGTGGGTGAAGATTAAAGGTTCAAATGAAAAGTATCAATATGGAAATACCGCTCCAGGTCGTAGTACATATAAGAATTCTGCTCGTGGTGATAACTCGGTTATCGCTGATGGTATAAGAACTTATACTAAACCAGGAACTAGTGAGACAATACAGACTTATATTAGATGTAGAGAAACCATTTCAAAAAAAGAAGTTGGTGAGTTATCAAAAACTTACTATGATAGTAAAATATAATGACTATTACAACTACAAAATTGGTAGACACTACAGCTCATATTATTGTTAATTCAAATGGTGTTGGCTCTGAAACAGATCAACTACTAGTTGATGTTGCTAATTCAAATGAAGCTTCAAGTGAACCAAAAGTTTCAATTGCCAATATTGCTTATGAAATATTAGGCACAGGAGATGTAACTGTATTTTTTAAAAATGATACATCAAAAGAAATTATTATTAATGGTAGAGGTAATTACGGACTTAAACCAAATGAAGAAAGAATTAAAGCACCAATAGGTGATATTTTACTAACAAGTGACTCTAATGTTACAAAGTATAATGTAGTAATAGAAGCACAAAAGGAATCGGGATATACAAATGGCTGATACAGTAACAACACAAACAATCGCTGATACCTCTGGTGTTAAGTATGTTTCTAAACTAACAAACTTTTCAGACGGTACAGGAGAAACTTTAATCAAAAAGATTGACGCTTCTGAACTTACTTTTATGACCGAAGATGGTAATAGAAAGATAAGTAAGTTGTGGTTCTCAATCAACACAGCAAACGGTAAGTCTGGTGTAGAATTAATATGGTCAGGAGTTAGTAACTCAACAGCATTATTTCTATCTGGACAAGGTCATTTTGACTTTAGACCATCTGGAAATGAGATTTTAAACGACGCTACGACACCAGATGGTGATATATTATTATCAACTAAAAACTTTGCTACTGGTGATAATTACACAATTATTGTCGAGTTTAGGTAAGAAATCTTATAAATATAGAAAAGAGAGAATTTATGAAGCTAATTTCCGAAGAAGTACAAAACGCCGAATATCTTGTAGAAGAAAAGAACGGTAAAAAAGAATACAAAATTAGAGGTGTATTCTTACAATCTGAAATCAAAAATAGAAATGGAAGAGTCTACCCACAAGAAATTATGGTTAGAGAAGTGAACAGATATACAAAAGAATTTATCAATAAAAATCGAGCCTTTGGCGAGTTAGGACATCCTGACGGACCAACTGTTAATTTAGAGAGAGTTTGTCACATGGTTAAGTCATTGAAACAGGACGGCAAAGATTTTATTGGTGAGGCAAAAATTATGGATACTCCATATGGTAAGATTGTAAAAGGTCTTATAGATGAGGGCGCTCAATTAGGCGTTTCAAGTCGTGGTATGGGTTCTTTAATAACAAGAAACGGTGTTAACTATGTTAATGACGACTTCTATTTAGCTACAGCCGCCGATATTGTGGCAGATCCATCTGCTCCAGACGCCTTCGTTGAAGGTATCATGGAGAGTAAAGAGTGGGTTTGGAACAATGGCGTTTTACATCAAGTCGATTTAGAGAACTGGAAAAAACAAGTCCAGGAAGCTAGACGACCTGTCCTAGAACAAGCCAAATTAAAAGTCTTCCAATCGTTTCTTACAAAACTATAATTTTATAAATATATACTCAAAGAAAATTTATAAACGTTTATAACATAATAAAGAGGAGATTTTCAATGGCCGAAATAAAAACTTTTGAGGCGATGGAACAGGAAGCCGTATTAGAAGCTAACGCTGCTAATCCACAAGCTGATGCTCCAAAAAAAGGTGCTGTTGCAGCTGAACCGAATCACTTATCAAATAGTGCTGAGGATTTAGGTGCCGCTGTAGTTAAACCTACAGACAGTAATCCTGACGCAACAAAAAAAATCAATAAAGTTTCTGGTGACCCTCAACAAAAAGCTGCCGGCGCTGCTGATGCAATGCCTAAGTTAAAAGAGGAACAAGAAACTGAGAAATCGGATAAAGAAAAATCTGAAGTTAAAGAAGGAGAGATGCCACAAGCAGCTCTTGACGCTCTTAAAAAATCTGGTAAAGACGTTACCAAAGATGAAGAGCATGAAGACGACAAGAAAAAAGATATGAAAGAAGAGTCGGAAGATTCTATTGACGTATCTGCTGATGTCGCCGCTTTAACTAAAGATGAAGATTTATCTGAAGACTTTAAAGCAAAAGCTGAAGTTATTTTCGAAACAGCTCTGAAATCAAAAGTTTCAGAAATGAAGAAAAAAATGAATGCTAGCTATGAAGAAAAGCTTAAAGAAGAAGTAGAAGTGTCTAAAGTTAAACTTACTGAAAAAGTTGATTCATACTTAAACTACGTAGTTGAAGAATGGATGAAAGAGAACTCTATCGCAATCGAAAGAGGAATCAAAGGTGAGATAGCTGAAGACTTTATTTCTGGTTTAAAGAAATTGTTTGAAGATCATTACATTGATGTTCCAGATGAGAAATACAATGTACTAGAAGATCAAGCAAGCAAGATCGAAGAACTAGAAAGCAAACTTAACGAACAAGTAGAAAAGAATGTTGATTTAAACAAAGCAAACGGAGAGATGAAAAGACAAGACATCATTGATGAAATGTCTGGCGATCTAGCTGATACTGCTAAGGAGAAATTCAACAAACTTGCCGAACAAGTTGAGTATTCTAACGAAAAAGACTTTACGACTAAAGTATCTACTATTAAAGAAAGTTACTTTGGAACAAAAGTTAAGACAAGTGGTAACGAGATAGACGAAGTAGTTGCTGGTGATTCTTCACAACCTGAAGATTTATCAAATGCTATGGCTGCTTACACTGCTGCTATAAGTAAAACCAAAGACATTAAACTGTCTAACAAATAATAATAAAGGGAGAGAACGATAATGTACTTATCTGAAACTTACGAAAAAAAATGGCAGCCCGTTTTAGAACACGCTGATTTACCAAAAATCACGGATTCTTATAAAAGAGCTGTAACTGCTACTATCTTGGAAAACCAAGAAAGAGCATCTAAAGAGGATTCAGCTTTTTTAAGTGAAGCTGCTCCTGTTTCTAACACTGCTGGTGTATCAAATTGGGATCCAATTCTAATTTCACTAGTAAGAAGAGCAATGCCTAACCTTATCGCTTACGATATCGCTGGCGTACAACCTATGACTGGTCCAGTTGGTCTTATATTTGCTATGAGAAGCAGATACACAAACCAATCAGGAACAGAAGCTATGTTTGACGAAGCTGAATCAGAATATTCAGGTAAAAAACAAACTGCTAACATACCTGGTTCTGCCGGTACATCATCTGCTGGACAAAGCAACCCTGCTGTACTTAACGACTCTTCACCTGGAGCATATACTGCTGAAGGTGGAATGACTACAGCTACTGCTGAAGCATTAGGTGACGCTGCTGACAACGCTTTTGCTCAAATGGCATTCTCAATCGAGAAATCGACTGTTACTGCTAAATCAAGAGCTCTTAAAGCTGAATACACTATGGAACTTGCTCAAGACTTAAAAGCAATCCATGGTTTAGACGCTGAAACTGAACTAGCTAACATCCTATCTGCTGAAATTCTTTCAGAAATCAACAGAGAAGTTGTAAGAACTGTTTATATCAATGCTGAAATAGGCGCTGGTACAGGAACAACTGCTGCTGGAACTTTTGACTTGGACACAGACTCAAACGGTCGTTGGTCAGTTGAGAAATTCAAAGGACTAATGTTTCAAGTTGAGAGAGAAGCAAACGTTATAGCACAGAGAACAAGAAGAGGAAGAGGTAATATGATTATCTGTTCTTCAGATGTTGCTTCTGCTTTACAAATGGCTGGTGTATTAGATTACACTCCTGCGTTAAACAATAACCTAAACGTTGACGATACTGGTAATACTTTTGCTGGTGTATTAAATGGTAAATACAAAGTGTATATTGATCCATACAGTGCTAATAACTCTGCATCTCAATACTTTGTTGTTGGTTATAAAGGAACTTCTCCTTATGACGCTGGTATGTTCTATTGTCCATATGTTCCACTTCAAATGGTGAGAGCAGTTGGTCAAGACACTTTCCAACCAAAAATCGGTTTCAAAACTAGATACGGCCTACAAGCAAATCCTTTTGCTGAAGCTGGTTCTGGTGACGCTGCTGTAATCAATGGTGCTGGTTCTGCCAACGCTAACAGATACTACAGACGTGTTAAAGTAACTAACTTGATGTAATATTAAGTTTGTTCTTTTTGAACGAATGAATTAAAAAGGGCGACCCTAAAAAAGTCGCCCTTTTTTTATGCACTAAATATACATATGAGAGAACAAATAATTGAAGAATTAAAAACTGTTTATGATCCAGAAATGCCATCAATTAATATTATGGATTTAGGATTAGTATATGATATTGATATTAAAGATAAAGATGTTACTATTACTCATACCTTAACATCTATATTTTGTCCTATGGCAGACGAGATAACTAAAAATATTAAAGAAGCTGTAGAACGAGTAAAAGGTGTTGAAATAGTAACAGTTACATTAACACATACACCACCATTTACTAAAGAAATGATGAGTGAAGAAGCAAGATTAACATTAAATATATGAA